GTCGATGACAACGCCATCACGAACAACCTGTCTGCCGACACCGTCAACGCAATCCGCTGGATTGCCGATGACGAAAAAGGTCTGTTGATCGGGACAGTTGGTGGTGAGTGGTTGTTGCGCCCCTCCGATACAGGTGGCGTCACAACCCCCGCCAACGTCCAGAGTAAAAGATCGTCGGCCTATGGGAGCGCCAACATTCAGCCCATCAGAGCGGGCCGCGCTGTTCTGTTCGTGCAAAGGGCGCTCCGAAAGGTTCGTGAATTGGCTTATGTTTTTGAGGATGATGGTTTCAGAGCGCCAGATTTAACCCTGATTGCGGAGCATATTAGCCGCACGGGAATGATCGAAATGGCGTACCAGAACGAACCACAGAGCCTTGTCTGGATACCCCTGACGAATGGGACGTTGATTTGTCTAACCTACGAACGCGACCAGAAAGTTGTTGGTTGGTCCCGTCATGTTATCGGTGGGCAGAGTGACGCCGGGACCACCCAAGCTAAAGTCGAGAGTGTCGCGGCTATTCCAAACACTTTAGGCACGGCTGACGAACTTTACATAATCGTTAAGCGGTACGTTAATGGCGCGACCCGCCGTTATATCGAATATCTGAAACCCCATTGGGAGGAAACCAACGACCAAGAGGATGCCTTTTTCGTGGACAGTGGTTTGAGTTTGGATGTTCAGCTTGTGATGACCGCCGCGACTAAGGCTGATCCTTGTGTGATTACGTCATCGTCTCACGGCGTCGATGATGGTGACGATGTCAGGATTACAAAAGTCAACGGTATGACGGAGTTGAACGGTAACGCCTATATCGCGGGTGAGGTTGCGACGAACACGATAGAGTTGTTCAGTAACACTAAACAGAACACCACCATTTCAGCCGCCACCAGGGCTAACCCCGTGGTCATCACCGCCGCCGCGCATGGGCTTTCTAATAGTGACCAGATCGGTATATTTGGCGTCGGCGGGATGGTTGAGTTGAACGGTAATGGGTACGTTGTAGCCAACAAGACCACCGATACTTTTGAATTGTCGGGCATTAACGGAACTGGTTATACCGCTTTTTCCAGTAGCGGGGATATTCGCGCCGCCATCAACAGTACCGATTTTACCACCTACGTTTCAGACGGGGTGATAAGGGAGCGGGCAACCATAATTTCAGGGCTTGACCATCTTGAGGGTCAGGCTGTTAAAATTCTTGCTGAAGGTGCGACTCATGCCGATAAAACCGTTTCATCAGGCGCAATCACTTTGGATAGGTCCGCTGCTATAGCCCACATTGGACTTGCCTATACATCTGATTTTGAGACCCTCCGTTACGATGTTGGCGCACAAGATGGAACCTCTCAAGGTAAGTTTGTCCGGTTTCACCGTGTGATTGTCCGTTTTCTTCAAACCCTTGGCGGTTACATGGGACCGACAACGTCTGATCTGGATTTGTTGGTTCTGCGCGAAGGCGGTGATCCGATGGACACCGCTGTTCCTTTATTCACGGGTGACCATGAACTGGATTGGGATGGTCAGTACGGCAATGACGAACATTTTTTTTACAGGCAGACAGACCCCTTGCCTGTTATCATTGAGGCAATCATGCCCCAAATGGTGACACAGGATAGAAGTTAATGTTTGAAGTTATTCCTTTTAAGGCTGAACATTTAGCCGCCATTAAATTACAGAATATGCAAGCGCACTTGAGTAACTGGGTGACGATGGAGCAAGGGCGCGGGCTTGAACAGTATCCAAGCTATACAGCTATGGTTGACGGAGAGCCTATCGGCGCGGCAGGGGTTCTCCATATGTGGATGGGACGCGCTATGGCTTGGGCGTTTATCGCGAAGACCGACCCTCAAAATTTCCTGAAAGGCCACCGGGCAGTTAAAAGATTTTTAGATGGTTGTTATACCCAACGTATTGAGATGACCGTCGATTGTGATTTTCCAGAGGCGCACCGTTGGGCCAAGATGTTAGGTTTTACGATGGAGTGCGAACGGATGCGACATTATAGTCCTGATGGTCGGGATTGTGCTTTGTACGCTAGGATAAGAGCATGAGTGGCGGTGAAGTCGTACTGCTAGGGATGACGGCGGGCGAGTTGGCCCTTGCTGGTGGTTCCCTTGTATCTGCGATAGGACAACTTAAGGCGGGCGCGAACGCACAACAGGCCGCGAATTTCAACGCCCAGGTAGCCTTTAACAACGCTCGCGCCGCTAGATTGGCGGCGCTAGAAGATAGTAAACGTCAGAAGCGGTTGGGGCTTAAACGGCAAGGCGCTCGACGCGCTATTGATCCTGATAAGCTGGACTTGCTTGAGGACAGTGCCATTGAAGAAGAATTGGCGTTTCAGTCCATTATTCACGCTGGCGAGGTTCAGGCGGTGGGCTTTGGGAACACCGCCAGACTTGAAATTGCCCGTGGTAAATCGGCCAGATCAACGGCCACGTTGGGGGCGTTCTCTACGGTGTTACTGGGTGGCTCAAAAGTCTTTGGTGGTGATAGCCTCTTTGGTGGCGGCGGCGGCGGCGGGGGTGGCAGCGGGGGTTTTAGTCGGCCCCTTATGTTTTAGGAGATTTTGGTGGCAAAATTCACATCATTCGACGCTCACCATTTTAGGAAGGAATAAGTAATGGCAAAATTCGTTTCATATGATGCACCCCAAGGGACCGCTGGACCGATTAGTGTTCGCCGCGCTACGGCTGATGATTTGGGTGGGGGTGCTAAAGGTTTGCAAGTAACGGGAAAAGCCCTTGGGATAATTGGTAAAAAAGTTAAGGCCGCAGACGACCGCCTTAACGCGAGAAAGGAATCTCTGCACAGAAATGGCATTAGTGAACAGGCCACACTTGATTCCAGAGATGTTCTTGATGACGCGAGGACAAGCCTTGATTTATCTAGGGATGAGGACATTGCCCTCGTTAGCAGTAAATTAGCAGAGATAAGCCAAAACGCCCTAGACCAGTATCAAGGAAACGAAGAGGGCAGATTAATACTTCAGGAAGACTTGCAAAAAATGCGCTTCAGTTTCTTGGGTGATGTCGCCCAAGACAGCGTCCTAATAAATCTTGAAAGGTCTAAAAAACTTTTTGGCGACAGGTTGAACCAATCAAGAGCTAGGGTGGCGCTAAATCCCGATTTATTGGACAACGAAATAAAGGAAACCAGGCAATTCCTTAAAAACAATAAGGGGAGTTTTAACCCCCAAACGGAAGCGGGTTTTGAAAAAGCCATTCTCGCGGAAACAGCCGACGCCGCTTTTACTACCTACATGATAACGGGTCGCAGGGATTTGGCTGAAGGCATTTTAGCCAGAGAAGATGTTCGCGCCGCGTTTGGTGAGAATAGGATGCAGGAAGCGGTAAAGCTTCTTAATATCGCAGATGTCAAAAGGGCCGAGGCGCTAACAAAAGTAGGCACCGCACAGGTCCAAGCCCAAGCGTTACTTCCTGAGGGGACAGACGAAGAGGTTAAGGACGTTTCCTTTCAGTTAATGGGCATTGACCTGACCCAAAAATTGAAATTCTTCCCCTTTGGCAACAAGGTTCTTGTCATCAACGAAAAGGGTGAGAAGGTATCTGTTATGGATATCCCAGTTGGTGGGGGTTCGTACTTAGACGCCGACCAGAAGGAAAAGGACGGCTGGCCAGCGGATAGCGTTGTCTTCCAACCTGATGCTGGTGGCCCACCCCAAGAACTCCATAAAGGGGGTAAGACTGTCGAGCGTATAAAGTTGGAAGCAGCGGCGAAGGCCCAAGGAGAACTTCTCGGCACCGCAACAGGCATGAGCGCCGTGCTGACGGCTGCTGGCCTCGCCCCAGACCTTATAGCCGGTGTGACTGAGGAAATTCATTCATCTGACGCCATAGCAAAACCCTTCCAAGACGGTTCGGAACCATCTGGCGATTCCAAGAAGGTTGCAATGTTGGTGGCTACGTCAAGAAGGCTTTTGGCTGTCGGGCAAGTGGCTATGGCAAACGGAATGATCCAACAAGCAAGACTAATAGCCACCACTAGTCGTGAAATGGCCCGTGAGAAAGAAAATGACAAACCAATTAGCATGGAGCTTGCGCGGGAGTTCGGCCTGCCGATAGGGACAACTATGGGTGCTGCACTTACAAAGATCGGCGGGAAGGCCCCGCTTTCACCGGCTGAATTAGCGGGGGTTAAATCAGGAGCCATCGCTACTGCAAAGGCGCAAGTTAAAGGCCAAGAAACCATAGCCTTTGTCAATGAAGCAGAAAGTGTGGTTGATAGTTTCCTTAAAAAACTATCGGTTGACCCGAAACTGGGCGGCTTAATTGGCGGGTTGAGATCAACAGGTCAAAACCTAATTCAAATTTTCAATGACTTTGGCGCTGAAGAGCTAGTTAAAAGCGCCAAGGAACTGGCATTCTCAGAATCCAACGCCCCCATAGACGATGTTCTTGGATGGTTTGATGACAAAACACTTTCTGTTTTGGACATTATGACAAACAGCATTGGTCTTATTCTTGCCCGTATAAGAACGCCCACAGGACGAATCCCCGTTGATGTCATTAAGAGGTCAATCAAAGACACCAATCTTACGGGCTTCCAAGGAAGTAAGGTTGTCCGAAACAGGCTTGAGTTCATCAAACAGCTTCTTGGGCAACGTAGAGAAAATGTTAAAAGCCGGTTCAAGCGTACTGGCGGGAAAGTCTTGCCTGTTCTTGTGCTTAAAGACGGTAAATTAGTTAATGAGGAAACCGGAATTTCGCCTGGAGTCCAGCAATAATGGAATATAAACTTCCCGGCTTGGGTGTTTTTAACACAATTGGCGAATTTCCAAATGAGGCCGAAACCAAGGCCATTATAAACGCCTATCACGACCAAATCAAAAAAGAACCATTTGTTCCTATCCCCGACCCTGTAAAACCACAACTTCATAATCTTGGCCCGATAGTTGGTGAAGGGCCGCTTGGTATTGTACCTCAGGAAATCCGTCAACACGTTAGGGATTTTGTAGAGACACAGGACGGTGTTAATCAGTTTCTTCTTGAAGCTGGCCCAAGTGCTGTCGGTAGTGGTGTCGGCGCGCTTATCGGTACGGCGGCTTTGCCGGGGCAGGGAACTTATATTGGTGCAATGGCTGGCGGCGGGATGGCGGAAGTTGCTGCACAAGAAATTGGGTTAGCCCCTAAAAGCCCTGCCAACGTAGCTATCTCCGCTCTCTCCCCGTTAGCCGCACCTATATTAAGTACTCCGGCCCGCGCTACTGGGAGAGCAATTGGTGGATTGATAGGAAAACTCCCCCCCGCAAAAGTGGCTAGAGCAAAAAATGCTTTAGCCGAATCCGTTTCGGGTGTTGAAAGTTTTGGTACAAAAATACTTAACAAGGGTAAGGACGTTCTTTCAAAAGTCCCTGGTGCCGGTAAGGTCCGCATTAAGAGTGCTAATGAATTATACGAGGCCGCGAAAGCATCCGGTGTAGTAATTCGCCCCGATCAACTTAAAAACACCAGAGCGGCCATTGACGCCCTGAAGAAAGAAATGGAACCCTTCAAGGCGATAGATGAAGTTAAACAAGCCTTAAAGCTTCTTGAGGTTCAAGAAAGCATCCTGTTCAAGGGTAATCTTGAGTTGAGCTTTAAGGAATTAATTATAGCCCGCAAGGCTGCTGGCATTGCGATCAGAAAAGCCCGCAACGGTATGGGTGAGAAACTTGGTTCGGCCAAGCTTGTTTTCAAGGGCATCAGCGATGATTTGGACGAATTAGCGAAGTTTGCCCCGACCAAACGCGCCGCGAATATGGCGAAGGCGGCAAGCCGGAGAGCGAAGCTTGAGTTCTCCGTCAGAGATTTGGAGTTTATGATTGCCAAGCACACCAAGGCGATCCCGAACGAAGAAGGGTTAAGCATTAACTTCAAGGGTGTGTTGAATGACATCCTGAAAAAGAGCAACCCAAAAAGCAAGTCCTTCGACAAGAACTTCTCAGATGCGCTCAAAGACGACCTTCCGGGTATAAAGAAAAGCCTAACAGAACTCATGGACATCATGGGGGCGGGTAGCCCCGGTGGTCCGGGTTCGTTGGTTATTCGTGGTATCGGTGCTAAAACGGGGCGCGGGTTATTGGGCGCTCTTGTGGGGCATACCTTCTTGGGGCCTCTTGGTTTGGCCGTTGGTGCCATTGCCGGTGCGTCTGGACCGGAAATCATGGTGGCCGTTTTCACCAGCAAGGCTGGAATGGCGTTTCTAAAGGGGGCTGCAAAACTCGGACGAGGCAAAGTTAGTAGAGAGGTGTGGATTATTGCAGTTCAAATTGCCCTTCGTTCTGCCGGAACAAGTACAGAGGAAATTGAGAAGGTTCTTGATAGTCCTGAGATTGAGGAAGAGTCCCCACCGGAGAGACCTGGGGACGGTGCCGGAGAGACGGTCTTTGCAGAACCGATACCAACAGAGAAAATCTCCGAAGAAAAACGGGGGCCTCTTGAGGAGGTTACACCACAGATATTAGACGCGCTAGATGGTGCCGTCAATGTCGGAGCGTGAGGAAGATGCCAACCAGACCAAACCCGGATATCTTACAATAGAAGACAGCCTGTGATACACTTGCTTTACAACAAGGAATTTTTGATATATGACGATCAGTTCAACAATCAACAGAACCAGCACGGACGGTGACGGGAGTGCCGTCAACTTCAGCTTCCCGTACCTGTTCTTTAATCAGGATGATCTGACGGTCATCTTGGTTAATGAAACTACGAGTGTTGAAACCACACAGGTCATAACCACGCACTATACTGTGACGGGCGCGGGCGTTGCGGCTGGCGGCACGGTCATAATGGGAACGGCCCCGACTACAAGTCAAAAGCTGGTCATTCAACGTGAAGAGCAATACACACAAACCCTGGACCTTGTAGAGAACGACCCCTTCCCGTCAGACCTTGTCGAGCAGCAACTCGACACGCTGACCATGCTGACCCAGCAACTCAAGACCTTGTCGGACAGGTCGATCAAACTGTCGGACGGCGACTTCTCTGGCGCGGACCCAACGCTGGCTACACCCGTTGCCGATGCGTTTCTCAAGTGGGACGCCGCTGGTACT